GGAAGTCATCGCAGATGGAAGCGGCATCCGGCACTCCGTTGGAGAATTTCCCTTTCCTTTTCACGAAGCCCTCGATGATTGCGGAACTGAAGTACCGCAATATCTACACAGTCGAACAGTTGGCCGAACTCACCGACACCGGCAAACAGTCGATCATGGGTGGTCATGAACTGTGCAAGCGGGCCTCGCAATGGCTTGAACAGACACTGTTCGCCGCCGAAGATGCGGAGAAGGCCGAACTCAAGCAGCAACTGGCGACGATGCAGGCGCAGCTTGCACTCCTCATGGCACAGGGCGCACCTGGCAGCGGTGATCCGGCCGCAAATAATGCGGCTACCCCGAAAGCAACCGGCAAGAAAGCCGCATAAGGAATTTCATCATGCCGTACCAAAACGTCGAATGGGTAGTTGGGCAAGCGATGGTCGAAATGGGCCTGCCGAAGCCTTTGCAAGTAGTCACCTCTGCCGATACGACTGTTCAGCAGATGGTGGCGCTGCTCAATCGTGCGGGTGCGGATATGGTGATCGGCTTCCCGTGGGAGCAACTGACCAAGGAGATGCTGTTCAACACAGTCACCGACTGCACAGTTGATGGCCTCATCTTGAAAAAGACGCTTCCCACGGATTGGTCGTACTTCCTCGATCAAACTCAGTGGGATCGCACAAACCACTGGCCGCTCCTCGGCCCCAAGTCAGCCCAGGAATGGCAATGGCTCAAGGGCGGCCTGCTGTCATCCGGCCCGCGCATTCGCTACCGGATTGTCAGCGGCTTCCTTGAACTGTTCCCGTCGCAAGGGGTTCCACCAAGCACACCTCCGTCGTCCGACATTGCAATGGAGTATGTGTCGCGCAACTGGCTGATGTCCTCGACAGTTGCCAATACGTTCTTTGACATGGCGGATAGCGACACCGATCTTGTACTGTTCGATCCGTGGGTCATCACAGCCTACCTCAAGCTGAAATATTGGGAGGCGAAGGGTCTGGACACCACAGCTTACGGTAACGACTTCCGCACAGTGTGGGAGAACCGCATCGGCAAGAACAAGGGTGCTCCGGTGCTCACTCTGGCGCCCCGCGCACGGTCGATGCTCATCGGTATCAACAACATCCCTGACGGTTCGTGGAACGTCGGCAACGGGACATCCCCATGACCTTTGGTGCATCTACCCGTCAGAAAAGTAAGGTCACGACGCGTTCGGCCCCCATCAAGGGGATCAACGCGTTGGACTCGATTACGGCCATGCCTGAAGGGTCGGCACTCATCCTGCGAAACTTCTATGCGCAACCGTACGGCTGCCAAGTTCGACGCGGGTTCCGCAAACATGCTGTCGGTCTGCTTGGGGACGTGGAATCCCTGTGCTCCCACAATGTAGGTGTAGGCGGTGAAAAGCTGTATGCATTCGTCAATGATAGTGGGACAGGGGTGATGTATGATGTAACAACCCCGATGGCGACTCCTGTCGAGGTTCTGACCGGCTTGACGAACGCACGTTGGCAGCACGTCAATTTCCCCAATGCTGCGGGTGTGAATCTGGTTGCGGTGAATGGGGCCGATAACCTGATCTGGGTACAACCCAACGGGACAGTTGTCACAGTCGCTTCAGGTACGGGTGCCGGCAACACGATTGCCGGCGTCAGTCCGAAGGCGCTCATCCACGTCTATGCTCACCAGAAACGATTGTGGTTCGTGGAGAAGAACACCACCTATGGCTGGTACATGCCGCCTGACCAGATCACGGGGGTAGCCAAGTCGTTCAACTTCGGCCCTATCTGGACACGGGGCGGCAGTTTGATCCAGATCATCACCTGGACGATTGACGACGGCAATGGTGCAGATGACCATTTGGCGGCAATCTCCTCCGAGGGTGAGGTCGCTATCTATCAGGGTACTGACCCCGAGGGAGCCGATACGTGGTCGCTCCAGGGCGTGTATTACGCCGGGGCACCTATTGGCCGGCGTCCTGCTGCTCGGTATGGCGGCGACATCATCATGGTTACACAGTTCGGCATCATCTATTTGTCCGACCTGCTCAAGAGCACGAAGGTCAATCCTAGCCAGGACAACACAGCCAAGTACATTCAACAGTTGGTTGCATCGGCAATTTCGCTCACGGGCAGGGATTTTGGTTGGCAACCCTTCCTGATCCCGAGCGCAAACATGCTCATGATCAACGTCCCCGCGACACGATACACCTCGTTCCAGTTCGTGATGAACGACATCACAAAGGCATGGAGCCAGTTCATCGGGTACGAGGCGCACAGTTGGGAACTGCACCAGAACCTCCCCTTCTTCGGCGGCAACGGTGCTGTCTATCGTGCCTGGGAAGGGACAACCGACGACGCAACAGTTGATCCCAATACGGGGGTGATCACACGCGGTTCGGATATCCGTGCCGAAGCGCAGACATCGTTCTCCTACTTCGACTCGCTCGGGGCGCAGAAGCACTACAAGATGATCCGCCCCACGATCTTGTCGAGCGGGGAGTTCTCGATCAACTTCTCGGTGAATACCGATTTCACATTCGACAGTCCCCTTGCGCCGGCCGCGTTCAATCTGCGCGATCCTGGTCGATGGGATCAGGACAACTGGGATGCTGTAAATTGGGAGGGTGGAGTCAAGACCTTCAAAACGTGGCAGGCAGTAACAGGCATCGGTACTGCCGCGTCGATGCGGTTGTTGATGCGGTCGTCAGAGGAAACCTATTGGGCATCTACCGATTGGGTCTATGAACTTGGAGGAATAATGTAATGAGCCTCACTTCGATATTGATGGGTACCAAGGCCAAAAAGGTTGCCGTCCCCGACTACGCCGGCCTCGCAAGGGAACAGGCGGGTACTGCCAAGCAGAACTGGCAGGACGAGGTCAATACTGCGCGGCCCAACCAAGTCGGCCCTATGGGGTCGCGCACTTGGACAACCGACGCCTCGGGTCGCCCTGTCGAAACAGTTTCGATGACCCCCGAGCGTCAGGGCATCTACGACTCCCTCAACCGCAACGCCGGACAGTTCGTCGGTGGCATGAACACGGGTCAAGTCGATCTGTCGGGTGCTCCAGGGATGCCGACTGTTGGCGGCTACAACCAACAGGCCATCGACACCATTCGAGCGTTGCAGGCTCCACAGTTGGAGCAGGCTCGCGCAGCGAAGGAAGCACAGTTGGCCGCGATGGGTATGGGCACTGGGTCGGGTTCCGCGTGGAACACGGAGCAGCAGAATATCGGTGACCGTGAAACTCGCGCAGACCAGAATGCGATCCTCGCCGGCATCACCCAAGGGAACACCGAGTTTGGTCAGGGTATGCAACTCCACCAGACCGGCACGGGCGACATCTTCAACACGAACACAGCCAACCTGCAAAAGATGCAGGGGATGACCAGCGCCGCCAACAACTTCCAGATGCCGCAGTTCCAGAATGCACCGACGCCTGGAATGCCCGGCGCGGCCAACCCCAACCTCGTCGGTGCGGCGGGGATGACGAACGCGGCTAACCAGGCAAATGCCAACTCACAAGTCTCTGGCGGGCTGTTGCCGCCTCTGTTGCCCACGCTTGCCAAGGCAGGCATCGGTTACATGACGGGCGGGCCTGCGGGGGCTGCAATGGCGATGGGCATTCCAACTAAAAAACCTGACGAGGCGTAATCATGGCGAGCTACTCCGATTACCAAGACGAAGCGTTCAAGCAGCAGTTGGACTATGCTGCTGCGCTGCGGAAGGCCGCGATGTCTCCACAAGTAGAGATGCGCGGCAACATTGCCGTCAAGAAATCCCCGTGGGAGACCCTTGGTCAAAGTCTCGCAAGCGGGTGGGAGGAAACTCAGGCGCAGCGGGGGCAGCAGGAATTACAGGCCAGTCGGGACAGTGCATTCCAAACGGCTTTGGCGGCTAGACCGGATATGATGATGGACCAGGAAGTTCCTGGAGCTCCTGCAGTTAAGCAAGAGTTCCCTGGTGCCGATGCTTTTGGTGGCGAAGGTAGCACTCCAGTTACAGCTGAAGTTGCACCCTCTACGTTACCCATTACAAAACGGGTAATGAAACCAGCTCCGCAA